AACGTCAGCCCGAGTAATCGATTACTCGGGCTGACGTTTCGTCTTCTTGGACCAGGGCATCTAGCTTGATGCGAGCCCAGGTTTCTTTTTGCATCCATCCGACTGTTGCCCAGTCGAGATCGAAGCCCCATTCGCCTTCGTTTTCTACTTTGCCTTGCGCATAGAGTTCACGTAGCTCTTCGAACTCATCTTTAAACTTGAATAGAGAGTCGTGCATCTCACCCATAGTGCCGTCGACGTAATCTTCAGCGTATTGGTGTATTTGCGTACCGCGGTCAGCTGCTGGACCACTAGGTTCTTTGACGCCTTTTACACGGCTGATGTACGTTCGGTATGCGCATTCTTCGTAAACTTTAAGCGCTGAATAACTCCATGCTCTGACATCACCTAGTGCTTCTGGTTTTGCAAAGTCTGGTCCGACATCGTCTGGTCTCGTGTCCTGAGTTAACTTAATCATTACCTTTCCTAGTAGTAGTAAGTAGTATTATTAGTATAACTAATATTATTACTTATTAACAGCAAGTAGCTTGCGGTCCTTGTTATCGAAATACTTATCAGTAATTTCTTTAAATTGTTCGTCATCGATGCGCCACTCAACAACTATGCCTGTGAGCGGATTAGCTGATCTTGGTGCATTGTAAGCGCGTCTACGTTCACGAGTCAGTCCGTTACGTTCTGCGCGTTTGATGAACTCACGTTGTGATATACGGTCGTCAGTGAGTACGCCATACACAACACGCAAGTGTTCCATAGGTATTACTGAGTACTCAGCCTGCGATTCTGCAATCCACTGCTTAACAAAACGTTGTGCGGTAGTAATCTCTTGTCCTTGAAGCACGTTAGTAAGACTGATGTCTAAGATATCTGTAAGGAACGAGAGCTTGCCGTGACGTACGGCTGCGAAGAACTCTTCCATAACTGACATGGTGACTTGAGCCATCTGTGCTTTAGCGTTGTTAGCAATAGGCGTTCGTACTAGCTGCTTGTTTACGTTGTAGTTACGGAGCAGCGCAGCGAACTTGTGTAGCTCAGTACTGATGTCATCGATGCCATCGATAACTTCTGGGTACACGTGCTCTAGTTTTTGTTCTTGTCTCGGAGCGATGTTGTATCGCCTGTCCCCCTCCTCGATTTTCACGGCATCCATACGGTTGGTGAGGAAGATAAAGTTTGTGTAGTTAGGCATCTCAACTTGGTTGGAACGCATTGCACGAATGGTCATCGTGTTTTCTGTAATAGCGTTTTTGAGTTTGTCAGCAATTTTTACAGTGCCTGCGTTGGCTGATGCCATATGGAACTCATCAACTACCAGGAAAAGTGCTTGTCTCATGTACAAGTTAAACTGCTCTTCGATGTTCTGTAATGCACGCATCGGTACGTGCTCGTTACCGAATAGTGGTCTGAGTACCTTGGTGTAGAAGATACCTTTACCTGTACCAGGGACACCTTGCAGTACCCAGGCGGTCATTGCTTTTCGTTTTGTCTGGAAGATATACGCCAGCCAGTTGGTGAAGTGCTCGACCTCGAGGCTCTGTCCTCCCAAGATGTGAGTCATCAACTTGTAGATCAGTGGGCATGAGTCCGCGATTCTTGCTGCGTCACCCATGCTTAGCGATTCGTGCTCACGTTTAGATAGCATGTACTCCGTCTTACGGAACATGTTGATGTGATACGGGACGTTAGCCAAGTTGACGGCTGCGTCATCAGATGCTGGATCGAAGACGACTTTTGCATCAGGTATGTAGTCAGGCTTACTGCGACCATGCGATCTCATAAAGCCTTCGATGCTGGCAGATGCACAAGGTGTTAGCGGGAAGTCTTCACTGAATTGGTTGAGGTTAGGGTCGAATACACCGTTGTAGTACGTGTCTGTATAGTAGTCACGCATTGCTACTGGGAAGTTAGCTCGACCTTCTTTTTCCATTTCTTCTTGGTATACATCAAACAGTGACTTGTAGAAGTCAGGATCTGCTTTCTCTATAGACCAGATGGGTTCACCTTTAAAGTTGAACATATAAGTCGGGTCTTCGAGCTTGAAGTAATACGCATTGCTGTCGCCACCATTGACGTTGCACCGTATGTACGGAGGGTTTGTATCGTCAGTGATGTGGATAGACATGCGATCTGGGTTGTCTAAGATTTCCTCTGATTTGTTATCAACAGTAGCGATAGTCAGTCGCTCTTTCTTTGCATTGAAACCACGCTCTTTGCGCAGTTTGTTTTTATGTTCATTGCTCTTCTGATGCACGACCTCTGGGCTGATGTTGCCCATAAGTTTTGCTAGGTCGAGTGTCTCCGAGATACCAGAAACACGCACGACCCGCTCGGAGGAGGAGGCGAACGGGTCGTGGGTCCCATCTTCAAAGGTAGGAGGAGCAATGAAGATAAGTTTTGAATTGTCAGCTACGCTGGTGTCTAGCGGGTATTTAAGAGAGTGCCCGTTGCTCGATAACTCGAGCTGCGACGAGAATAACTGAGATTCAAAATTAGAGTTTTGCAGCCACAACTTCATTGCCTTTGCAGGCATGGCGTGCGTTAACAGAATGAATATATGCAGGGAGACCTTCTCGCCTTTAAGGCCGAGGCTAGCTGATGCTTGTGCTATGAAGCTGCAATCTTGCACTTCAGCGGGCAGCTCACGCATGACAGCTTTTGCCAACGTACTGACATCTTTGTCAGTGAAGGTTTTAGGGTTGGTGTGACCTGGCAAAGTAATGCCGTCGATATCTAACACTAATAAGTTGGAGTAACCGATACGATCGGTCTTACCTGCGCGAGATTCGTTTTGTATTGGGCGTTTAAGATTGCCTTTTAACAAGCAGTGCCCTTGAGACGCATGTTGTCGTATCAAAGACTCGAGCATTGCTAAGCCAGTGTTGTCGAGAGGTATGTCTGTTTCGTGGGATGTTACGTTTTTTACGTGGGGGTACGGGGTGAATCCGTTTTTGGGACAGTGTCTCTTGCTAAGCCGCTGTCCATTCGCGGCCTCTAAAAAAGTTAATTGCATGGCTCCTCCTACAGAGCGAACAATAATAGCAGAGGTAATAATACCTAAGCTATTATTATTTCGGTTGGAGGGCGTTTTTTTCGAATACTTCCTGTCGATCAATCCTGATCTCTTCACCCGCTTCAAATGTTAAGCGGACTTGATTCCTGTCAACTTTAGAGATTTTTACTCTCGCGATAACGCCTGCATCATCATGGATGATGACTTGTTCGTTTAATTTTCTTGTTAGTACTAAGCGTGACATATGTTATTTACTGTAGCTAAAGTCATAACCCCCTTCAGCATCTAGAGGGATGTCTTTCGCCCAGTCTGGAGTTGTGCACATATGGGCAATAAGTTTGTCCATTGTAGCATCTGGATTATTAGCTTGGCTAATTAAAACTATTTCATCGTGGACAGTGAGCACTACTTCTGCATCTAGAGTTGCATCCTTATCAATATGAAGCATCGAATCAGTAACAATGATTCGTGATAACGCTTGGACTACGTTCTCAGTGATGCGTCCGCCCCATGTTTTTTCTATGGCGCGTCCTGAGTCGTATGTTAACTGTCCGAACTCATACCGTAAGTCGTTGTAATGAAGAGCGAGGCCGTTAGGTAAATAGATTTTCTTGTCTTTAAAGACAAGCCCGTGCCACTCTTCTTCGTAAGCGGGGTTAATTGTATTGGCTAGCTTTAGTTCTAGCTTTTGCCACAGCAGTGGTACACCCGAGTATGTACTGCGGTATGTATTTACAACATTCTGCGCTTCAGTAGCTGTGAACTTCATTGGCGGACCCATTGCACCAGCTTCTAATGTCGCCTGGAACTTGGTCGCGCCCATGCCGTAGCCAAGACCGAGTACCGCTGTCTTACCTACGAACCGTTCTGTTGGGTCGTCATTCTTGTTGATCGGTCTGCCATAGATCTGAGTAGCCAGGTTGCTGTAGATGTCATCACCTGCTCTAAATTGGTCAAGTAGATCAACTTCGTCAGCGAGCCAGGCAAGCATGCGTGCTTCGATGTTAGACAAGTCAGCTACGAAGACGAGCTGTCCTTCTGGTGCGCACAGAGCTTTACGTAATTCAGAATTACGTGGCATGTTCTGCATGTTGATCTTTTCAGTACCACCGAACCGTCCTGTGTGAGCTGCGTAGTAACGGAGTGGTACAGATATAGTGCCATCGTCGTGGGTTGCATCGATGAATCGTTGTGCCCTGGTCTCGTTGATACGGCTTTTAACGGCTTTTCGTGCGTTCCATATGTGTTGGTGTTCTGGATACATCTTCTGCATCTGGGTAAACGCTTTGTCGTTCTTACCTAATGCAGGGATTGTTTTGCCAGTAGTTGGGCTGACCTTTGTAGGCGGTACAAGTCCCATGTCTTGTATGTACTGTGCAAACTGTTGGTTGGAGCTGAGTACTTTGCGGTCGATACCTGCTTCTTTGATAGCTTGTTCACTAGCTGTGATTTGGAAATCACGAAACAAGATTAGTGCTTCGCGGTTCACGATCAGCTTTGGCTCACAGAACATGCGGCACGTCATGTCGATGATGTCCATCTCTGACTGAGGCATGCGATCTACTAGTTGTAGATAGATAGCGTAGGTAAGATCGACATCTTGGATGCAGTAACCAGCGATTGCTTGCTCGAGTTCTGGGTCAAGGTCATAGATACCTTTGGCATCAGCGAGCTCTTCACCTTTACGCATTGTGTCGTCATTGGGGAAAGCGCGTACAGCACAGTCTTTTAGACGAGCTGATTGCCCAGGGAACAACCCACGATTCATTGCTGCAGTGTCGATGTAGTACGCTGGTTTGTACTTATAGTACTGCGTCAATATGTACCCATCGAACGGGGTGTTGTGACAGATGAGTGTTGCTCCCGGCCAGTTTATATCCTGAATGGCCAGTTCAGCTTCGTCTTCGCCGTACCATTCGGTAGGTCCGTCATTAATTTTGATACCAACGCCCCACACTTTGAACTTCTCGTGTCGGACATAATCCATCGTGGTGAGTTTAGTAAGAGACACTTTGGTGTCGAAGTATGTCTCAAAGTCGAGGGTTATTAACATTAGAACGGGATCTCTTCGTGTTGTTGAGCGGCGTAGATCTCACCCTCATAGGTTTTAAAGGCTGCTTTGAGCTCTTGGTATCTCTCGGGCATGCGAGACTTCATCCATACGGTGGCGTATGTGTGAAACTCAGGGTGGACCTGGTCCTCTTCGAGGCTCTGTATAGCTTGAAAGTAATCCGTGGTGTTCATATCGCCCTCCTGGGTGAAATATTTCTAGTACTTGCAGCTTTTTGCGGAAATCTTTGAACTCGTCATGAGTTAGGACAAACAGATTGCGCTCAAGATCGCAGACTAAGTAAGCTGTTTTACCTAGCCTGTCTTGTATGAAATGACCTTCTTCTACTGCTGCTTCGACATCCGTCCAAGGTGCGGTCATCTTGGGTTGTTAAGCTGCTCTTGAATCAAGCGGTCGATGTACCACTTGGCTTTACGCAGATCTTCTATAGGTTTTTCCTTGTAGCGGAACCTGTGAAGGTATTTCTTAACTGACCCTTCAAGGTACGCACTAAATCCGTCGCCCAGGCTGTCTTTGAGGTAGTCGATACACTCAATATTGCCTTCGTTGTAATGTGAAGGCGCGTTGACAGGGTCACTTGGTGGTTGGTCGTAGGGATCTACATAAGGTTTGCGGACGTGTTTTGCGCTTGCGGCTGTCCATTCGGCGGGGGTTGCTTTATCTATACTCATCATACTCTCCTAGTAAGAGCGAAATAGTACTATTGCTATTATATTAGTTCAAGTATTATCAGATTCTGT